AATGCAACTGGTAATCTTACAAAGACTGCGGGAATCGCAACTGGAACTCTGAACGTAATCAACTCTGGTATTGGTTATACTCCTGGAAGTGGATCACTAACATTTAGTGGAGTCAATCTTGTTACAGTTACTGGAAGTGGAAGAGGTGCAACAGCAGATGTCACCATCTCCAATGGTGTTGCCATTGGTGCTACGATTCTTGCTGGTGGAACTGGTTATAGTGTTGGTGATGTTGTTGGAGTTAGCACGATAGGAATCAACTCTTTGGGTTCAAATATGAGACTCTCTCTCGTCTCAATTGCAAGCACAAATGAGTTTATCCTGGATAACGTTCAAGGAAACTTCACTACTGGTGCCGGATTTACAATGCAGTACACCAATAGTTTGGGAGTAACTACAACCCTGAATCATTCATTTGGTGGAAACGTAGTTCCAACATCAATTAATGTTATCAATGATGGTCGTCACATTAAAGTTAATCATAAAAATCATGGAATGTATTTCAACAACAATAGAGTTGAAATATCTGGAGCTCAAAGTGACATAAGACCAACAAAACTTACTGCAACATATGAAATTGGATCTGTAGCAGATATTGAGGTTGATAGTGCTTCTAGCTTCTCTGCATTTGAAAATGTTGGAGTCGGAACTACAAACGTTGGTTACCTTCAAATTGGCGATGAGATTATTGAATACACCTCAGTTTCTGGAAATACAATCGGGGGTGACATTGTAAGAGGAACCAACCAAATCACTTATCCTGTTGGAACCCCAGTTTACAAATATGAACTTGGTGGAGTTTCTCTCAAGAGAATAAACACTTCACATGACTTGTCCAGTGTTTCTGTAAGCAATCCAATTTCTTTTGACTCTTATAATATTAATCTTGATATGTCTTCAGCGACTGGAACTGCCAGAACTGATGGTGGTGGATATCCAGTTCTCTATCTCAATCAAACTAAATCAACTGGTGGTTATAAGATTAAAGCAACTCAAAATATACCATTTGAAATCATAACACCAATTGTACAGAACGTTACTGTTCCTGGAACTACAATCAGTGCTCAAGTGAGAACAACTTCATCAAGTAGTCTCAGTGGAACTGAAATACCATACATTGACAAAGGATTTGAGACTGCAACTATTGGTGAAATTAATTATCTTGATACTCCTAGAGCAATTTACTCCAAGATTAATGCAGAGAATAATCTTACTACTATTCCAGGAAGTAAGTCTCTGAATTTGAGAGTTCAGTTGGATACAACTGATACAAGAATTTCTCCTGTAGTTGACGCACAAAGAGTTAGTGCTATCCTTACATCAAACAGACTGAATAGTGTCATCACAAACTATGCTACGGACAACAGAGTAAATACAATTCAAAGTGATCCAACTGCTTGTCAATATCTTTCCAAAGAAATTGTTCTGGAAAATTCTGCAACCTCACTCAAAGTTCTTCTGAATGCTCACATTAACAGCACATCTGATATCAGAGTGTTCTATGCGATTAGTGATCAACAGGGATTTGATCCAATTTATATTCCATTCCCAGGATACGCAAACCTCAATACAAAGGGGCAAGTAATCGCACCCGAGAATAATGATGGAAGTCCTGATGCTTTGATTCCAAAAACAAACGCATATGGATTTGATAGCAGCAGCATTGAATACCGAGACTATACCTTTACTGCTGACGATTTACCAGCATTTAGAAATTACAGAATTAAGATTCTGTTGACTGGAACAAATCAAGTCTTTGTTCCTAGAGTGAAGGATCTCAGAGTAATCGCACTTGCTTGATATGTACAATATAGATGGACATTCGGATCTCGCAAGAGATCCGAACACAAATTCAATCGTGAATGTGAATAAATTAGAATATGAGCAATATCTTGCAAGACGTTCCGTGAAAGTTGAAAAGTCTCAAAAAGTACAATCTATTGAGGAAGAAGTTGCTAGTATGAAAGATGACATTAATGAAATCAAATCGTTACTAAGGGAGTTATTAAATGGATCCAAATAAAATAGAACTCACAAACTTAGCAAAGAGTTTTGCATATACTCAACTTGCTTCTGAGATAGATAATTGTAATGATTATGATTCACTTAGAAACATTGCAAAGTGTTTTTGTAAACTTTATTATAAACAACAAGAAACAATGCAAGTTATAGGTATACCAAATGGCTAGTCAAAATATAACATTTGATCCCGATGCAGGAGTACCTGTAGCTCGCAATTTGACAATTAATACTGGTTCGGACTTTTCTACTCAGTTTACAGTTGTCAGCACAGCAAGTTCTGCTTTTAATTTTACCGATTGGACAGGATCTGCTCAAATGGCAAAGAGCGTTTCAATCGGATCTTCTTCTTATCCTGCAGCAACATTTAATGTTGGATTTACTAGTGCTGCGGGAGGAGTATTTAAAGTTTCTCTAGGATCAACAGACACAAGAAGTTTGTCTGAGGGGAGATACGTTTATAACGTTTTAGTAAGTTCTGGTTCAACTGTTTATAATATTGTGAATGGAAATATTATGGTTATTCCTGGTATTTCATCTGCACCATAAATATTACTAGGGAACAGAACGATAAATGGCTCAACCATCTACAAGGCAAGAACTGGTAAATTATTGCAAAAGGCAGTTGGGAGCACCTGTCTTGGAAATTAATATTGCTGATGAGCAAGTAGAAGATCTTGTTGATGATGCTATTCAGTATTTCCAAGAGAGACATTTTGATGGAGTATCGCAAGTATATCTTAAATATCAAATAACACAGGGAGACATTGATAGGGGAAGAGCTCCTGCTGGTAACAATCCCACTGCAGGAATTGGAACAACAACTGCAACATCAACAATTGTAGGAACTGCAGTTACCTTTACATATAACGAAAACAGCAATTATTTACAGATACCACCAGAAGTAATTGGTATCAATAAAATATTTCGCTTTGATGGATCAAACACTACAACAAATAATATGTTTAGTGTTAAATATCAGTTATTCCTGAACGATATTTACTATTGGGGATCAACTGAGATCTTAACTTATGCAATGACTAAAACATATCTTTCAGACATTGATTTTTTGTTGACAACAGAAAAGCAAGTTAGATTTAATCAAAGACAAGACAGACTATATTTGGATATTGACTGGGGAAGTGCTACTGTAGGCGATTATATTATCATAGATTGCCACAGAGCACTGAATCCAAATGATTATACGAGAGTATATAATGATAGTTTCTTAAAAAGGTATTTGACCGCTTTAATGAAGAGGCAATGGGGTCAAAATCTGATCAAGTTTCAGGGTGTTAAACTTCCCGGTGGAGTTGAATTGAACGGAAGACAACTTTATGATGATGCACAAAAAGAACTTGATTTAATCAGGGAGCAGATGTCAAATACATACGAACTTCCACCTTTAGACATGATCGGTTAAAATTATGCTCAATCCATTTTTTCAACAGGGTTCAAGATCTGAGCAAAGTTTAGTCCAAGATCTAATCAACGAGCAGTTGAGGATGTATGGTGTTGATGTTCATTATCTTCCAAGAAAGTATATAACTGAAAAAACAATACTTAGAGAAGTTGTTCAGTCTGTTTTTGATGATGCATATCCCATTGAGGCATACATTGATAACTTTGAAGGATATGGAGACAACGTAAACATTCTTTCAAAATTTGGAATTCAAGCATCAAATGAAATAAGTTTGATAATTTCTAAAGAAAGATTTGAAAATTATATTTCACCATTAATTAAGAATGAAGCAAACATAAAACTATCAACAAGACCAAAAGAAGGAGATCTTATTTATTTTCCACTTGGCGATAGACTCTTTGAAATTAAATTTGTTGAGCACGAAAAACCATTTTATCAACTACAAAAAAATTATGTTTATCAACTGAAATGCGAACTCTTCAGATATGAAGATGAAGTCATTGACACTGGAATTGATGAAATTGATGATACGTTGGTTGGTAATGAACTTGATGGATCAACCGAAGATGGTCTCTCTACAATTCTTGGTCCAACACAAACTCTCACTCTAGTTGGAACTGGTGCAACTGCGGCAGCGACTGCTGGAATTATAACTTCTGGTGGTATCAGACTGATTAGTTTGGTAAACAGAGGTGGTGGTTATATTGGAGCACCTAGAGTTGCAATATCTTCTGCACCATCTGGAGGTATTACTGGTGTTGCTTCTGCTTCTATGATTAGTGGCATTGTTGCTTGTACAGACAACGTTAATGCCGCGTCAGAGTCCGTTCAGAGGGTTGATATCATTAATCCAGGTGCAGGGTATACTCAGGCACCAAATGTAAGATTCATCAGTGCTAGCGGGTCTGGAGCGGCAGCTACAGCGTACATTGGTGATGGTGTTGTTGGCATTATAACAGTCACAGATGGTGGTGCTGGATTCACCACAACTCCAACTATTACATTTACAAATGAAATATTCTTACCTGGTGTAACAACAGTTTCTGCTGCTGCAACTGCTGTAGTAAGCACTGCAGGAACAATCACTGCTATCAGACTTACAAACGCTGGTCTTGGATATAGTTTTGCTCCTACGATTTCAATCTCTTCACCATCTCTTGATTCTACAGGAGATTATGCATTCAATGAAATTGTAACTGGATCAATCAGTGGAGCAACTGCAAGAGTAAGAGTTTGGAATTCTGTAACGAATCAACTTAAGATTGCATCCATTTCTGGAACCTTTGTTGAAGGAGAAAGAATTGTTGGTGGAACTTCAGCAGCATCTCGTGTATTGAGAGTAGTTACTCTTGATCCAATTGATGATGAATTTGCGGATAACTTTAATATTGAGTCCGAAGCAGATTCAATTATAGATTTTACAGAAAGAAATCCATTTGGTATGCCCTAAATAAATTTTAAGGCTACTAGTTAATGTCAAAGGAACTACACAATGTTTGAATATTTTTATAACGAAATTTTAAGAAGGACGATTATCTCCTTCGGAACTTTGTTTAATTCAATTACTATTAAGCAGGAAGGATCTGAGATTAGAGTTCCTTTGGCATATGGTCCAACTCAAAAGTTTTTGGCAAGAATTGAACAGCAAGCAGACTTGAATAAGTCAACTGCGATTACTCTTCCAAGAATGTCGTTTGAGTTTACTGGTTTAACCTATGATCCACAGAGAAAGGTAAGCACCACTCAAACATTCATCGTAAAAGACCCAGATGATGGGACTGAAACTAAAAAGGCTTACATGCCAGTTCCCTACAACATGCAATTTGAACTGAGCATCATGTGCAAGTTAAATGATGATGCTTTGCAAATTGTAGAACAAATTTTACCTTACTTCCAACCAGCGTATAATTTAACAATAGAACTTGTAGAATCATTAAAGGAAAAAAGAGATGTTCCTATTGTTTTGGAGAACATTACTTTTCAAGATGATTATGAGGGTGATTTTTCTACAAGAAGAGTTCTTTTGTATACTTTAAGATTCACAGCAAAAACATATCTTTTTGGACCAGTATCCAGTGCTTCCAGAGACATTATCAAAAATGTACGTCTCAGTTATATTCAAGGCACAGATACAAGCAACGCAACAAGAGATCTTTCTTATGCTGTTACTCCAAGAGCACTTAAAGATTATGATGATGATGTTGCAACCAACCTTTCTATTGACATCACAGCAACCACAAGAGTTCTTGAAGTGGACGATGCTAGCGGATTAAGTGAATCCACATACATTGATGTTGATGGTGAGGAAATGTTCATCAAGACAATAACTGGAAATAAATTGACAGTTAAGAGAGGTCAAGATGGATCTACGGCTGGAGATCATGTAAGAGGATCTGCGATTAAGAAAATAACCTCTACAGACAATAGTCTGATTGAACTCGGAGATGACTTTGGATTTAGTGGTACGATTTCTTGATTATGAAAGATAAATTTAATGAATTAAATAAAACCTTTGATGTTGAAGCATCAGAAATTGAGGTGGAGATTAAATCTAATGATATCGAAAAAAAGATTGAAAAAGTCAAATCGGGTTCTGAGGACATTCAAAAAGATTACGAATATACTAGAGGTAATTTATATTCAATCATTGAAAAGGGACAAGAAGCAATAAATGGTATTCTTGAACTGGCTCAAGAAAGTGAAATGCCTAGAGCATATGAAGTTGCAGGACAACTAATTAAAAATGTTGCTGATGCGACAGATAAATTAATGGACTTGCAGAAAAAATTAAAAGACGTAGAAGAGGAAAGATCAAAAGGTCCAACTAATGTAACGAATGCATTGTTCGTTGGATCAACGGCAGACCTGACAAAGTTATTAAAGCAAACTGGAATGAAGGAACAGGATAAATAAACAGAGGGAGAGAAATCCCGAAGTACAAAAGATACTAATACGATGTCAAAAAAGGATTTGCCTTCAGTAAATGATTTTTCTGAAGATAATAGTGAATTACCATCAATTAATGATTATCTTGCAGAAGAGGTAAATGAGAACTTACCTTCTGCGGAAGATTTTATTGAGAAGGAAGAGTTAGTAGAAGAAACTCAAACCATTGAAGATTTAAATGGTGAACCTTTTGCAGAAATAGAAGATATAGTTCCTCCTTGGCCAGAACTTTTACGTTTAATCAACAATGTCAGAGAAGAGATACCTGACATTCCAGAAATAAAGTATTACGACAAAGAACTTGAGCAGTTAGTAGAAGAAATTGCTCGGGTAAGAGAAGATATTCCAGAAGTACCTGAAGTAAGATATTACGAAGCAGAGATTGAAGCTATCTGCGAACAAATTGATAGTGTTAAGGAGAACCTTTCAAAGTTTGTTTCGGATCTTCCTGAAGTAAAATATTATGATGAGCAAATTGAATCTATCGAAAACAGATTAGATTCAATTAACCAAAATGTCAGCGAACTTCCAGAACCAAAGTACTATGAAGAGGATCTTCAAGCACTTAAGGAAGATATTGAAAAGGTAAGAAGTGAAATCCCAGTATTTCCAAAATGGGTCAATGAAGTAAACGAAGTTCCTGATTTTTCTTGGATTGGAAAAACATTTAGTGTCATTGACGATGATTTTGTCAAAGTTCATGATGCAGTTGAAGGTCTAAGAGGTAAGGTTGAGTATGACCTTGATCAGATTGCAGAACATTTTGATAAAAAAGAATTTGAAACTAGAACCGATTTAAATCAACTAAGAGAAAGTATCAACACTAGATTTGATGCTGAAAAAGAAAAAATTTGGAAAGAAATTAAAGAGACCTCAATGCGAATGTGGGGTCACCATAAAGAATTTAAGGATGATGATAGAAAATTAAAGAAGCAAATACTTGGTGAATATAATTTACTCAAACAAAATATTAAGAAAGAACTTAAGGAAGCGACTGACGAAAGTGTAAAAACTGACGAACTTCTTCTCAAGTACTTCAGTGATCTGAAAACAGAAATTTCAGAATTGCCTGAAGTTAAATATTATGATGATGATATTAAAAATGTAAAGACTGATATTAAAGAACTTTTTAATCTTGTAAAGTTAATTAAGTCTGAGCAAAAGGAATTACAAGAGGGTTTATTAAACGAACCACCTAGCGAAAAAGAATCTGTTGGTAAACAACCAGATCCATTAACTCCAATGGATCAAAAATTTGCCACTCTTGATGATCTTGCAGGTCATTACAGATTGTTCATCAATAGAATCCAACAACAGATTTCTAC